CAATTTCATCAACTCCTTCTAAATTTTGTAGTTTTGCGTAATGTACTAAAATTCTAGGCTCTTGTTGTGAGTAGTCAAACGATCCCCATGTAGTTTCTTCTTCTGGAATAAATATAGATCTAATCATTGGTCCAAGTTCTGGATGTCTTGCTGGAATCTGTTGTAGATTAGGATTTGACATAGAAAATCTCCCGGTCACCGTTCCACCTTGATCTGATCTAATTTGATTTATGTCTGCATGTATTCTACCATTAACAGCATGTTTAGTTATAGAATCTATAAATGTACTATGTGCTTTATTTATTTCTCTAGCTTCAGCTATAGCTTGTGGTAATTCATGTGGGTGATTTTGTAAAAAGTTTTTTGTAAAGCTAGGTTCATTTGCTTTTTCTGTTCTGTCATAAGGTAAACCTAATTTGTCAAATGCTTTTGCAATAGAACGAGCCGCGCTTATTTCTACGTCTACCCCTGTTAAACTTTTGATTTTACTTACTATTTTAGCCTCACGTTCCATAAGATTTTTCTTTAATTTGTCTGCATGTTCAAGATCAACTCTCACACCTTTAAATCTCATATCAACTAAACAAGGAAATAGTTTTGTCTCTAGATTAAATACATCCATTAGTTCTTGATTATATAGTTCTGTACTTAATCGTTGCCAAAGTTTTAATGTAGCTTCCGCATCACGTTCAGCATATTCACCTACATACATAGCAGGAAGTTTATAAAGTTCAGCTTTAGGATCTACACCATAATCTTTTGCAGCTTCTTCTAAAATTTTTTCGTTCTTCCCTATACCCACATAAAATTTAGCTAACGTATTTAATGCATAAGATAATCTATTCTCATCTATTAAAGACGCTGCTATCATGGTGTCAACAATCTTACCTCTAATTTTTATACCAGCTTGTCTAAGCCAACAAACATCATACATTGCATTGTGAAATATAAAGGTAGTTTTTTCTTGATTAACTAATTCCTGGACCCATTCTAAAACAAGTTTTTTATCCATATTTCCACCACCTTCGTGTCCTATAGGATAATATCCCGACCAGCCCTCTACGGCCACCGCAACGCCTGCAATGTGCCCATTTCCACTAACATTACCTGATCCTAGTGATTTTAAGTTTGGATCACAGGTTTCTAAGTCAATCGCCACTTCTTTGGCGCCTGATAAATTTTTAAGTTCGTGTGGTGCTACCCATTCAGTTTCGGGTGCAAATAGCGGTATCTGTGTTCTTCTCACTTGTAGTCTCTCTCCTTTACCATCTCAAGATAGTGTATTGCTTTATCTATATCTTGTATGCCCCCCTTCTCAGAGTGCCTACATATATACTTTATAGCGTTGCCCTCTGCGAAAAGCAACTTATTTTTGTTTATAAATTCTGCCGGCTGTATGGTCATTTTTTTATAATGATCTCCACCGACTTGAGTTAATAAACTTTTTAAATCTCCAAGTTTTACTTTACTATTAACTATTTTTTTTTCTTTTAGTTTTTTGTATAGTTTTTTCATAGTCTTTATATTCTTTTATTAGTTTTTCTGATGGATGCCATACATCCACCGCAGCATGACAATTAGGACATGATAAATTACTTACAATATCATAATCTTCGTTATCTTCTGTATCATGGTCACCACCCCATATTAGTTCAGTGTTACAGTGCCAGCATTTCATATTATATAAGCTCGATCAAAGTTTTTAGGATCTAACACATGCAATTCACGCTTCGCTCTCGTCGCTCCGGTATAAAATAATCTATGTAATTCATCCGGGTCATGACTAAAAGTTTCTAGTGCTGCCCCTGTTAAGTCTTGCATAAGCAAAACGTTGTCGGCTTCTCCTCCTTTCGCTGCGTGTATTGTTGACATTTTTATACGAGGATTTTTATTTAGTGTTTCACCATTCGCCCTCATATTACGAATATAAGTTTCTGTCAT